CCCATGCCCTCATTTTTAAAAAAGTTGGTAAAGGAATACCATTTATTTTAGGCATTTCTTTAGATAGATTGTAGATTTTTCTTATCTTATCTTTATTGTCCATTATATATTGGTTACGAGGTAAACAATAAAAGATGCCGTCACCAAAATAACTTAAATCCTCATCGGATATTTCAATAAGCTCTTCGGGTTTTACAAAAATAGATCTATTAACTCTATCTTTGCCCTTAGAAAAAATCTTTTGTACAAAATCTTTATCAAGACCCATTTTCTAGCACCTCCAAACCATAAACAAGCAAGCCGTCGTCAGTTTCCGTTTTAGAAATAATGTTATATTTCAAGTTAGGTTTCATCAGATATTCTTTTTCAGGGTTGAAATCCGCTAATTCAGCAATATAAGCGCCCGTTTTCTGCCCTTTCTTAACAGTAACCTCAAACAGAACATTTGCACCGTCGCCGTCACGAGCGAACTCCGTAGCATAGTTCTTGTCTAAACTAAATGAAGTAAACGACTTGTCCAAAGTAAGTTTTTGCCCAACTTCTAAATCCATATAGCCTAAATCTTCGCCTAATGCCGAAACAGAACCAGTACCTCTGAACGCTTTAAACGATTTTTCAGGGGCAAAATCTGACAAAGCTTTTTCAAGTATAGGGATTTTATTTTTTGTTTTTCTAACTTCCTCTAACGCAAATTCTAAATCTGCTTCACCTTGTTCTTCAAGCCAAAAATCTTTTTTAAGCTTCAGCGCTTTATCAAAGCCATAACGTTTAATATTGTTGAAATCGTGGTAATCACTCGTAGTATAAGAATAGATAGCGTGTTTTTCTTCCTCTGTAAGTCCATTATACCACTTTTTATACTTCGGTTGTTCGTTAAAGAAAGCATCAATATCGTCCGTGTCTTGCGCTTCAAATATTTCATCATCTTCAAACGACAATAATTTTTGTTTTTCTCCAGTTATTGATCTTGTTGATGACGATTTCTTGTTGTTTTCTCCCGTTTGTTCAAGAATTATATTGTCTTCGCTTTCGCTCCATTTCTCAAACTCGTCTAGCGTACTTCTTCCGTCTTTATACTTCATTTCAATATGTCCATAAGCTGAGCATCTGCAATTAGGGTGCATAGGAAACATATTTACGCCCTTTTCTACCTTGTCAATCGGTACTGCCGTATTATCTAACGGCTTACAAATATCACAAGCGCCACTTTCAGCTACAAAAATCATATGAGTAAAGCCATTATCTTTCAACATAGCGTGGTCTGTGTCTGAGTTTATCCTCGCTATTTCAGTTTTAATCAGCCGTTTAGCATTATACTCACTTGTACCGTACTTATTAGCAAGCAATTTCATTTCTTTTTGATAACCGTTCATGTCTGTATAGATACGGTTTAAAGAAGCGAAAACATCTCTTTGAAGCAATGGCTGGAGTCCCGTTTTGCCCCAAACTCGACTAGAAAAACTTTGTCCGTAGAAATCCGCGTTTAAAATCGATTCTAAGCGCTTAGTCGCTCCACTTGAAGAAATACCCAAGATACCCGCTTGTCGCTTAAATTCGGCTAAATATTCGCTTCTACGAGCCTTGTCAAAGACTTCTTCAAGGTTACTTGTCAAACTGTTAATTTCAAGACCTAATTCAGCTTTCAAAAGCTCTAAACGACTGACTTTCATCTTCAAGTTGTAAACTCGTAGCCATGAATTAGTTTTATGACTGAAATCTTTCTCTTTAACGGCTTTTCTTGCCTTTTCCGCAAACTTCGTAACGTCAAATTCAGAAGCACGCTTCATAGCTTCTTGCTTCGTTAAACCCTCACGTCCAGCATAACCAAGATAGAACTTATCTATCTGTGCTTGTAAGCGATCATAACTTTCTTGATACAACTGTGTTATTAGTCTATCACGGTCTAAATCACGTTTAATCAGTTCAGCTTGCGCCTTGCGTTCAGCGTTATATAGTCGGTTGTCAGCTTTCTTGCTCATTCATGCCACCTACTAACTGCATGATTTCGTTATCACTTGCTCCGGTTTCTTTCAAAATGCGCTCTTGCTCTGTCTTGTAGTCTGTGAAACTTGCATTGTTCATCAAAGTTTCTTGTGATACTACACCGCCAGCTTCGATATACGCTTTAATTTCATTCCATACGTCTTGTGGAATGTTCGGATGGAAAGTAAAGGTCAGCTTGCTTGCTTCAATTAAAGGCTTGTTGATAGCCTTGTGGATGTTGCTAATCAATTCATAACGTCTGCGTAAAGCCTTTGTAAAGAACGTTTCCTTGTCTTTCCGGACTTGCTCAAGTCCAATCATCTTATAAAGCAAGGCAATTCCGGATGACGTAGCATTGAAGCGGTCATCGTCAAGGTTAGGAATACGACTAAAGCGATGAATATCGTTTGCTAGACGGTTCTTATATGCCTCTGTACCGTTTACATCGTACTGTTTATAGATATATCCAGCGTCTGCGCTTGTTTGTTGTCCGTTTGCACTAATTCCCGTTTGAAGAAGCATCATGTTAGCGTCTTTCATTTTAGCGTATTTTTCATCACTTATTCCGATAGCTTCTAAGTCGCCCTTGATAACAAGCGTTGCATCGTTCAAGTCGCTCATATAGTTAGCTGTGTCAGATTGCCCAGCATCGTAAGCGTCAATCAACGGGATTTCACTTTCAAAGTCACCCATACGATAGCGATTATTCCACCATTCAACGACGGGTACATCTTTATATTCATGCTTCGCGATTTTATCGACTGCCAATTTTACCGAACCATTAGTAAATGGCTTGAAAGTGATAACTTGGTCTTTAGTGTAAACAGTCATATTCACTTTATCAGCGAATACCGGAAGATGAACGGCGCAAATAATATTTTGTTCGACTGTTAGATCACGAACGACAAACATTTCAAGCGGACTGATTGAAACAACTCTATCTGCTCCGTCTTTATCTCTAAAGTGATATTCAAAAGCACGGCCATAGATTGAAGCATCTAGCGCTAAATCGCCATTCAAGGCGTTGATATCGTTGTTCCACTCAATTTCTTGAATTGTTTTAAGTTGCTTTTTATCTGCCCCCTCAAGAATACCGACTGAAACGGGGTTGCCGATAACGTAGCTAGTCGCAAAACTAGAAATATACCCGCCCCACTTATGACGTACTCGATAGTCTGCTTTCTCGTTATCAAGTCGTCTATGCCCGTTCAAAATACTGTAATTGTCGCCTTTAGCGTATGAAGATAACACTTTCAAGCGCTTTTGCTGACTGCTAAAGAAAGTATCAATCATATCTCTAAAGGCTTTCTTACCGTTCGCAGTATCTAATAGTTCGCTACTTGAAACATATCTAAATTGCTCGTTTGCAATTGTCCCAAAGTATAGACTATCAAACCTCGTCTTTGTGGTCGTGTCTATACCGTGTTCAAATTCGTTTACTTTGTCCAATTCCTACCTCCTAAACATCTTATTAATTTTACTGATAGCTTTATCAACATCCACATCTTTTCTTGTCTGATATATCCTATCTTGCAATGCGTAACGTATAGCATCTATGCAGTGGTTATAGCTATCTACTGGTTCATTGATGTATTCGTTTGTCTTCTTGTCTTTCTTCCAAGTGTAATTTTCAAGTTCTTCAATCAACTTTACGCACCTTTCATCAACTATCCAATCATACTGAAGTAAGTATTGAATACCTTGCATAACTGAGCCAGCGCCTTTCTGCACATCAATAACCCGAGGGATTCCAAGATTTCGCAATTCTTGGTTTGATTTCTTTTCAGCACTATCTGCCCGTATTTGCTCTTTAGCATATCCTAAAGCCTTTATCGCTTCAGCTATCTTGTCATTCGTCAAACCTTTTCTTACAAACTCGTCAACGACATACAAGCGCTTATTTTCATCATCTACCCGAACATGAAGCAAGGCTGACGGGTCATTGATAAAACCATAGTCAAGCCCAAAATAAGCGGGCAAATGCGCCAATTCTTCCTTGTTTAGTAAACGCCTTTCATATTTCGGAAAAATCAATTTATCAAGCGTCGCAAATTCTCCCAAAGCATAGATTTTATAATAGGCTTCGTTTCTGTTTGCTAGTTCTTCGATATTCTCGATAGTTACTTGATCTAAAAAGCGATTATCTTTATATGACGTGTGATAAACAACTGTGTTTTTTGGCTTATTCACAAAAAAGGCGTTATAAGTCCAGTTCACTTTAGAAACAGGGTTAAACATTAAGAAGATTTGTTTATTTAAGTGTTTCTTATCCCTTAAACGCAAAGTTAACTGTGTATAATCATCAAGCGTAAACTCTGATGCTTCTTCCATGACTACGTCTGATATGCCTTTGATTGACTTGATTTTTTCAGGGTTATCCAAACCCTTAAAAATAAACTGTGCGCCGTTTGGTAACTCAATCCGATATGCTGAATTATTAACCTTGCACTTATCAAGCAACTGCCATTTTTCCAAGCATTGCTTCACGTCTTCAAAGATAGAGTCATAGACCGTTGCGCCTACCTTACGCAAGAATAAAACCTTGCGTGGATGCTTCCAGTCTTGACAAGACTTAAAGACAACCTTTTGTATCACACCATGACTTTTACCACTTGAAGCACCACCATAGTGAACCTCGGTGAACGTTGAATAGTCATATATCTTATCGAATATATGCTTATTAAAAACACGGCTAGGATGCTCAATGATGATATTGATTTTAGGTTTATTCTTCGTCAGCATCCCAATCGCCTACCTTAATATCAATATTCTTATTGATCTGCTCGATTTCTTGTTTATCCCGCCAATCGTCAGGAACTCGATTTTTAAGCCAAAAGATGATAGCTGTAATATTAGGTTTGTTGTATTTTTTAACGGATACAACTTTCCCTGTATTCGTTACGGTTTCCTCTGAGTAATAATATCCAATAGCTGATTGATGCAAAGAATTGAAAACCTGACTGTCTGCTACTTCTTTACCAACCTTTAAAGCCTCCGAAAACTCCGGATACTTCTTTTTCCATTCGTAAAGAGTTGAAGGAACAATGCCTATATTTTCAGCTATCTGCGTATCAATCAAGCCTTGTTTTGCCCAATATGAAACAAGCGCTAGTTTCTCTTCATTCAACCACTCTTTAACTTTAGACATTTGTTCCCTCCTTTCTAAACAAACAAAAAAGCCAGCGTAAAGCTGACTGATTTTCATAAGGACTTTTTAAAATGCAAGGAGACTACAACCTTGCGAGTTAATTACGTTAGATTATTTATAAACAACAACATACGTGAGTTTATTATTAATCATTACAGGTTCTTTGATACACAACAATTCTTTTACAGTTTTTGCGAATTGTTTTGCATCTTCCAATTCATTAAACATTGCTTGATTCATTTTGAATACCTCGTTATAAAATGCAAGGCGACTGCATAGCCTTGCGGAGAACCAATAGTATATTGTCTTTTTAAATTTATTTTTTGCAGTCATAAGGCGACGGCTGGAATCGAACCAGCGGAGCAAAAAGCTTAGAGAGCTTACCATTTTAAAATTAAAGAGATTATAGAACCTTTCATCGCCATAAAGGGCGTGATGCCCTTTGGTAAAAATATATAGGAGTCTATCAGCCTCTTGCTGATACTAACATAATAACACTTAATTAGTGCCATTTGGGTTCATTAGTGCCATTTTTTGATAGCGCTTCTTCTTATTCTCTTAATAGTGCTTCGACTACATCTGAGTTCTATCTGCACCTCTTTCCATGACAGCCCGTCAATATACAGTAGTCGCATAACCATATTCTCAATAGGGTCTTCTAAACTCTCAATCCAATCAATTATTATTTTACGTTCTTTATAAATTTTATTGATTTCCTCGTAGAGTTCTCTTGTCCTATCGATTATAAGGATATTTATATCTTCAGTTCGATTATCAATCGATGGTGATTTAGGCATACCATTAAAAGACTGACCTTTAACTATTCCTGAGTTAAGCTTTACAATTTCATTATGCAATGATCTAATTTTAATATCATCAAAAGGCAATTGTTTTAATCGTTTCTCAATGCTTGTCAATTCATCCCTCCCCTATTAAAACATTCAAAGGAAGATTGAAGTATGTCGCTACATCTTCAACCTGATAAAAGTTAGGTCTTGCCTTACACGCTTCCCATTTATAAATATCTGATTGACCGTATCCTAAGATATAACCTAGTTTTTCTTGTGATAACTTATTGTCTTTTCGTTTTTGTTTTAACATAAATGCAAAACGTTTACATTGATTGTCATTTAATCTTTGCTCGTAGTTCATCAGGCAAATCCTCCCATTTTACAAATGAACCATCAATCCATAGACCTTTACGGTCTTTGATTTCTTGATAAGCCAGTTCAAAACATTCATCAAAATCATACCCAAGGTTTTTTAGATAACCAATGCAACGTACTAGATTGTGTCTGCATAGTTCCTTACTAGCAAACCCTTGTGAGAGTTGAAAATCACTAATATTTGCATTGATTGAGATTAATGTTTCCGTGATTTCTTTTTTCCGTAAACCATCAGACTCTTCAAAAATCTGATTGACATCTTCCTTGATTAATAGCGCTAGACCGACAATCACAACTGCACAATCTCCGATGCTGTCCTTGGTGACTTTCTCATTTTTCTTGAGATACCCAGCGCATAGCTCACCGAATTCTTCACTGAGCTTTAGTGACTGCTTGTCTAACCGTCCACCGTTTTCAAGATCACGGTCAATAAACCATTGTTTAACATTTTCTAGTGTGTTCATAATTCAATATTATCTCCAATTTCTGTATTGTTATATTTCTGCTCACTAACCACAAACACATTCCCATTTACCGTGATAGTGAATAAGTTTCCGATTTTTCGTTTTTCCGTAACCTTGCCAGTTATCTGATACTTACTATCAGCATGATACACAAGCAAGGGTTTCTGTGTTTCGTGCTGCATAAATAATAGACAAGTAGCGATAAGCGACCAAGCAAGCAAGAAGCGAATTAGTGTGTTTTTCATTTCTTGACCTTTCTTTTCAGGCTACTGCACTTAAAAATTGGATTCTTCTTTTCTTTTTGCTTTTGCTTATGAAAGTTATTGTCTTTTTCAAAAACAGATTGTTCATCTTTCATGATTTTATTCATGCTATATGGTGTCACTTCCTCAATCTCCACTTGTTTAGGTTTTACTGTGATTTCTAGAAAGAAAGACTGGTTTGGAATTTCAAGTGCAAATGTTCTTGTGTTGTTTTCGGGAGAATTTAACAGATTCCCAATTTCAAGAACTAGTTCGGTTATACTGCTATTTAGCGTCAAACTCATCACTCCACCTCCAAAAGCTCTTGATTTTCGTAGATATTTCCGATGACTTTGAATTTGAAAATATTTGTATCAAATAAATCATATAAAGGACTTTCTGGCACTTTAAACTCTCTATTTATTTCTTCTGTGACAAACATTGCTTTTTCTTGACTATAAGATACAATTTCAAGCCAACTGTGTTTATCTGTAACTTCGAGGATATCCCCCTCAAAGATTTCTTGACCGTTCTTATCTTTCAGTCCTGTTGATTGCATGATGACTAGATTGTCAACGAAAACATAATCTGGACTAACAAAGACAGAGGATTGGTCAACTACTACAACTTGCCCACTTTCTGTTATTGCAAAAGTATCTTTAAACATTTCTTTTTTTGTGGTATCCCACGCTCTAAATTTTGGTATCATTCTATAACCTCCTCAATTTAACTATATGGTCGGTCAAAAAACCTTCCGTCCATGAAAATCTCTAATGGTCTAATCCAGCATTTCTGTTCTTTATCCAAAGACACATAGACAACGCACTCTTCTAGCGTTTCTTCCCATAGGCCTACGGCTATTACTTTATATTCTTTAAAAGTTTTCTTGTGAACCCAATATGATCCAACCATAGGTTTTTTCATCCTTCCACCTCTTCCTTCGCATACTGCAACCATACAAGTGTTTCATATAAATCCCTTGCATGGCTCTTTATATTTCCTAACTCGTAACTATCTAAATTATCTGAGTTTTTTGTAATATCAATTTTTAAATTAATGATAGCTAGAATAAAATCTTTTACATCTATCATTGTTTTCCATTTTCCAATCTGTAAATCCTTAAATTAACATAAGCCATTGCATGACTTAAAAAAGGTGTAGGGTATTTAGGTAACTCATCACGCATCCGCTTATAGTATTCTAATTCAGTTTCTTCTTTCATTCTTCCACCTCCTCAATCTCAATACCAGGACAATCAAACACCCAGCCAAAACCTGCTTCTTCTAGTTCTTTGCGGGTAAATTTAGTTCTAAACGGATACCACTCACCACACCAAAATATTTTACCGTCCTTCTCGCATAAAAACTGAGCATGGTTTTTGTGGTTTCTTGCTTTTGGCATAGAGATACGATACTTCGGTTCTTTCTCGACCTCGTAGCCGAATTGGTGCATGTTGACGAGGATTTGAATAGGGTTGCCTTCGCAATCATTAATCCAGCTAGTAAACTCTTTATTTTCTAATTTTTCAAGCTCATCCCTGAAAGCAATCCAATCCCAAACATTAAATTCAAAATCATCTTTATGCTCTTCATACCAATCCGCCACGGACTGCGGAACTTTGACTTTTTCGGGTTCGTCTAGTTGTTTTAAATCTCTCAAAACTTCAGACGTATCAACCCTTCTGAAAAAGTTATGGTTCAAATACTCGTATTTTCCAATCAATTCCTGTTTATTCATCTTTCAACTCCTTCAACTCTTTCTGATAGCCTTTAATCTTCTTCCGCCAAAATTCACGTTCTGCTGACCTCATTTGTACCGATGATTTCTGACTAGGCTTGCTTAATTCTTCGATTTTAGCTTCCGCTTGCTCGATTGAATGTTCTAGCAATTCAATCATTTGTTGTTTTATGTTCATTTTCGTTCATTCCTACGATTTCAAGTTCAATTCTATATTTCTTGTTTCCTGACTTTCCACCATGTCTAAAATCCGTTGACTTGATAACGTGATAATTGTCATCCGTCCAAAATTTCGCATCTGTCAAGCCGTCTAATAGCGCCTTACTTGTTGGCGACCAGTTCGGCGGGTCGTATATGCGATTAGTCGGGGCGAATACCCAAACAATCACTTTACAAGGCTTATTCTCGTTAAAAGGTAAGCCAAAGTAATCTAGTAGAGTATTCTGCCCTTCGTAATGTGCTAGTTGTCTTAAAAACTTTGTGATTTTAGCTTTTTTTTGAAAATGCAGTCTGTCATTCGCTGAAATCATCTGCTTTCTATCAAGTTCAAATTTTAAAATTAGTTTTTCCATTCCAATTCCTTCGCTATTGCTGAAATAACATTCACGGTCACGCTATTCCCCGCTTGTTTGTATAGTTGACTATTAGAATTGACCTCTTGCGCCTTATCAAACGCCCAATCAGGAAAGCCTTGTAATCTCCAACATTCTCTAGGTGTCAGTTTTCTAATTCTGAAATCAGGCTCAACTACCCCTTGACTCTCTCCAGTTAAAAGTGTATTGGCAATTTGTTTTCCAACTCTTCCCCGTCTTGTTTTAGAGTTGGGGTGTGATAGATTTACACTATCTCCGATTTCAGCCTCTGCAAAGCCTTGCTTGGTTGCTTCTTTAACTCTAATTTTAGGTTCAAGTCCACCACCACCATAGCAGCGGATTGTAGGGGCTATCCCATCTGTTTCGTAAACTACCCCACTTTGATTAAAGTTTGGCTGGATTGTTCCATATTTTTTTATTTCGTTTTCAACGACCACTCCGTGTCTGTCTTGTGCCGTCAGCGTAAACATAGGCTCGCCGTCTGTTTTAAACCGTCTACCATTCTGTCGTTTGTTTGCTCGGTCAGGTGTCAGCACGGGTATAGCTACTTGTTTAGGCTCTTTGTAATCTCTAGCGCAAAGTGTACCAATCAAACCGTTCGAGTCGTAAACAACACTTCCAGTACCTTGACTTGTTCCATTCGGATTTTTAGTATTCCCTACTATTTCGATTTTTGGCTGTTGATTATCAAATTTTGCATTTTCTCTGATGATAGGAAAAACCCTTCTGGTACGTCCTTCTCTAAGATGTCCGATAATGAACACTCGCTCCCGATTTTGAGGGACGGAGAAATTTTTGCTGTTAAGCACTTGCCATTCGACATCATACCCCAGTCCATCAAGCGATCCGAGGATTGTTTTAAAGGTGTTTCCTTTGTCGTGGTTGAGGAGTCCTTTGACGTTTTCAAGGAAAAGATACTTGGGCTTGAGAATACTTGCAAACCGTGCAATTTCAAAGAAGAGAGTTCCTCTAGTATCTTCAAACCCTCTTCGATGTCCTGCAATGCTGAAAGCCTGACAAGGAAATCCCCCACAAATAACGTCAACGTGTCCAATCGCTCTAATTTCTTCATCTGTAACTGTTGTGATGTCATGTAACTCTATTTCTCCTTCTGTGTTGTGGATTGCTTTATAGCTTGCCCTTGCGAACTTGTCAATCTCACAAAATCCAATACATTTATGGCCAGCGGACTCCATCCCAAAACGAAAACCACCGATGCCAGCGAATAGGTCTAAAAATTTCATAGACACCTCTTAAAACGGTAAATCATCATCTGAAATATCAAGCGGATTTGTGTTTTCATTTCGTGAAAAATCAGGCGTTTCTTGTTGCGCTTGTCGTTGTTGTCCTTGGCTCTGACCTTGACTATTGCGACTTTCTAGCAACTGGAATTGTTCAGCGACTACTTCCGTTACATAAACACGTTGACCTTGCTTGTTATCGTAGCTTCGTGTCTGAATGCGACCAGTAACTCCAATCAATGCGCCTTTCTTCGCGAAATTAGCAAGATTTTCTGCTTGTTGTCGCCACATCACGCAGTTAATAAAATCAGCTTCACGATCGCCATTTTCGTTTTTGAAAGTGCGATTGACTGCAAGGGTAAATGTAGCGACTGCCACATTTGACGGGGTGTATCTTAGCTCTACATCTTTCATAAGACGCCCAACGAGTGAAACATTGTTTAACATTTTTTAATTTCCTTTCAATTTTCCTAAAAGCATATCAGCTTGTTCTACTTGTGACTCTTTAATTTGTTTGTAGTCCGCAACTCCTAAATGTTGCAAGAACCACTTGACGATTGAGCCGTCTTCTTTTCCTTTTTCGGTTGAAATCTTAGCAATTTCTTTCAAATAGTAATTTGCTTTTTCTACTGAGATAACAGGTTCATCTTTCTTTTTTGCTGGTGTTTTAGCTTTTGGTTGCTCCGGTTCGTTCATATCGCTTGGATACTCGTCAACGTCCTTTTCTCCAATTCCAAACAATCCTTGTAAAGCGTATTTTCTAGCATAAGAACTTACTGCGCCAGTCCATTGTGGTGCTTGCATTTGCTTGAATTGTCCTTTTTGTGTGTTCATAACTGGTACTGTGTCCAATTCTGCAAATCCTATTGATTGGAATTGTTTTTCCCCGTTCGTAACCGTAGCCGTTGACTTTACAAAGATACGTTCACCGACTACAAGCAAGTCATCTAAAACTGTCAATTCCCAGTCTGTATTGATCTCTTTGAATTTTGTATAAATATCTTCTGCGTTACGAAAAGCGTATTTGACATCCTTTGACGTTTTCTTTTCTAACTGCATTTTCTTTTGTAATTCTGGAAAAGATAATTTTGTCATGCGATACCCCTATCTAATACTCAAATTCTTACGTTCTACCAATTCGGCGCCCAAAATTTCAAGTCCGTTTTTTAAATCTTCTTTCAAACGTTTCTTATCAGGTTTATAAGTTGCAACTTTGTACGCTTCAGGTAGAAGCAAGTCATCCACTTCCACGGCTTCAGATTTTCTGAAAGACACCTTGAATAGTTTAGTGTCAACTCGTTCATGTCCGGTCAAGTCCATGCTCTCTTTCAAAACTTCTTTCATGCGCTCGTTCTTGCGTTCGTCTGCTTTATTGAGTTCAGTTAGTCGCTTGATCTCGTTCTTGCGTGCTTCGATATCCGCTTCATTGTTCTTGATAACCTTGATATAGTTTTCAACTTTTTCCTCGTAGTCGCTATTCCAGTCGATACTTTCAAGCGTGTCTAGTTTGGTTTCGTCGTCTAATTCCATGTTGTAAATATCAAGGAATTGTCCAGTTAATTCGTAAAGTGTCGCCATGCTTTTACTCCTTTTTTAAGAATCGACGAAATTTGACTCCACTAACAAGTCAAAATTTATTTTCGTAGCTTCGCTAATTGCTTTTAATCGGTTTTCAGGTATCCGTCCAGCTTTTCGCCAATTACGATAAGTTACTAGGTCACAACCAAGTAATTCTGAGAAATCTTTTTTTCCGAGACCTAATTCAATTCGTCGCTTTTCAAGCAGTTTGATAGAATTTGTGTTGCTACCTTTGTACTCTTTCCTGTAATTTAGTTCCGTAGCAGTTCTGTTATCTATTCCTAAAATTTCTGCCGCTTTTCTAACGTGTCTTTCTGGAATATTGCCTTTTTTTCTCCAAAGACTATACCCTTGTTTTGCAATTCCAAATTTCATTGAAAACTCATCCATTGACAAGAGTCCTGATGTCCGTTTCTTTTCAAGCAAGTCCAAAAGATTATCGCTCGTTCCTACTTCAATCGAGTTGTCTAGTAAACCATACACTTCAAAAAAAGTATCTTTATCAAGTTGATGAGCCAGTCGCCAAATAAATTCCAATTCCATCTTATGCCTCCTTCTATGCGCTCCAATATTCTTTTAAATCTACTGCCATGACCGTAGCAAGATTTTTCTGTTCAGTTAAAATTTGTCGTTTGTATGGTGCAAGCCCGGCTTGTCGTTCTTCTTCATTGCGTGGTAAGTAATACCCGCTTGGTTGTGTTTTCTTCGCCACGATTGGATGCTTGAAATTCACTCGTAGGCTCTCAATCACTTCTTCAAGACTTCGTTTTGACAATCCAGTTTCTTGTCTAACCTTTTCAGCTTTGATTGGTTCTTCAAACGTTGCACGGTTAACAATCAAATTCAATACATTTGTTTCAATTTTGCTCATTGTTCTACTAATCATATTCCCTCCCAATAAATATACATCTTAATTCTGTACTTCCGCATTCTTCACACTCGATTGGCGGATAGCTATCAATAAATTCAAATTCATGTCCGCAGTCGCAACAACCACAATCCCATACATAAGTGTTCATGTTATTGCTCCTTTGGTTGTGGTAGTGCTAGTAAGTCAGGTCTAAGACCTACTGGTGCTTGTGTATCAAATGTAAATTTTCTATCGCAATTTCTAATATTTTGTCGTGCGATATTGTTAAACTGATTTCTGCCTTGCTGATAAACGTCAATAATTGCTTGATCCAATCTTTCTTGTTCTTCTTTTTGTCGTTTCGCTTTCTGCTCGCTATTCGCAATTAATAGCAAAATAATGAACAAACAAGTCATGATTGTTGCAAGTCCTAAAAATTGGCTTGCTAAAGTTGGTTCTGTCATTCTGATTTCTCCTTTCCTAATTGTGAAATCTTTGTTAAAAGTTTTTCTAATTCTTCTTTACCGCTGATATAACCGACTACATCATCTGTAATTTTTGTATCATAGGTAAGATCCCATTCTTCATTTTCGTTGTTATGTTTCAATACAGCTAACTCTAGACCGTAAGAATAAGGATTATGAACAACGCTTGCGCCATAACCGTTTTGAAAATGGTATTCATGCCTTGGAAACGTACCGAAAGACGATTCAGTTTCTTCAAAACTTTCGCATTCAATGTCAATTTTTGGTATAAAGTATTTCATGTTACACCTCTAATAATTTTTCTAAGTCAGCAATGCGCTGATATAAAATTCTGTTTTCTTCTCGTGCTTCAATCAATTCACGGTTCAAATCTAATGCGACTAATCGCCAATCTTGATTGATTTCGATTTTGGTTGTTTTAAAAAACCATTTTGTCATTTTGTCTAATAGCTTCATGCGATACCCTCGCGATCTAGTAAATTATTCAAAATCCCGTCAATCACGTTATAAAAATGATGTCCGTTTGGTACAATAATTTCTTCGTCTTGTTCAAGTTTTCTTCCGAAAGCGTATATATTTACTTTCATTTTTTCTTTCCTCGTGTTATAATTTAAGTAGTAATTTTTGGTAAGTGCCTATTCCCGTAGGTACTTTTTTATTTTGCAAACTGATAAACGCTACCGTTCATTGAATAGTAAGCCATTTCTTGCAGTTTGTGAGTGAAACGCTCGTCTGTTGTAATCAGTAAGCGTTCTTTTAGTAGTGTTGATAGTTGATAGTGGTTTTTCTCAAAATCCGCTATCAGCTTTTTTCTTTCTTCTGTCGTTAAAATGGTAGTGTCCTCCTATCTTCTGAGTTGTCAGGATATTTAAAAGTCAAATCCTTTGCGCCTTTTGCTACTCGACTGACTAGACTACTATCAAATGTTTGTTTCATCTCAGCGCCCGTCAAGTTGGTTGTAATAATCGTCTTATCCCTTGCATCTAGCAAGTTATACATAAAATCCATTTTCCAAGGCGTTTGCTCTCCTTTTCCGAAGTCGTCCAAGATCAAGTAATCAACTTTTTTCAGTAGTTCCAGCCATTCGTCCGTAGTCCTTGCATCTTTCTGACTAAATCCACTTTGGATTTTCTGAAACATGGTAGGAACGTTCATAAAAAGAACGCTTTTTGGCTCGTTATTGGCTTTAAAGTCAATATTTAACTTCTTAGCGATTGAGATAGCTAGATGCGTTTTACCTCGCCCAGCTTTACCAAGAATGATTGCGTTACCTTTACCGTCTTTGAAATAGTGTCTTGCTACTCTTAAAGCGTAGTTTTTTGCTTTCTCATCTGTTTCATTATTGACTGTGAATGTATTAAAACTTGCTTCTTTAATGTCGCTTGGCATGATGCTATTCCTTTCTAGCACTCCAAACGTACTTGACAAGATAGACGAGATATACATTTCTCCAAGTTTCTGTTCTTGCTTTCTTGCCATGTCTTCACGTTGACACTCAGGGCAAAAGGTAGGCTGGTAAGGTGTTTTTCTTCCTTTCGCTCTTACTGGATGCTTAAACGTCCACATATAGCAAGAGTGTTTCTTGCATATCTCATTTTCGTTTACATAATAGATTGGTTCAAGACTTAATTTTTCCATTCAACCCCCTTTCTAAAACGGCAACGGATCATCATAAGTTTGGATGATTGAGTTTCCGACACGTCTTGACGTTGTATTTTTGGCGCTCTGTCTTTCTTCTTCGTGTTCGTCCACTTGTTCAAGTGAGGTAAACCCTTTTTCTTTCCATTTCTCCAAAATTGCTTTTAGATAGTTAAAGCTAGGTTGATGAACTCCCGAAGTAATTTCAATAGCACGGTTCAACATATCAAAACTCATTCCGTCAATTCCTACATATTCAAGTAGTTGTTGATGTTGTTTTTCGTTGATACGAATACCACTACTTTTTAGATTTTCAGATAGACTTGGACTGATAGTTTTATTATTATTATCTATCTCTATATCTTTATCTATCTCTATCTCTATATCTATATCTATCTCTCCGTTGCGTTTTGTTGCATCGGTGTTGCATTGCAACGCTTTTTGATTCTCTCGATGCTTACGAGCCCTACGGGTGCTTGCAGTTTCGCTACCAATCATCTCTGGAACTTGTTCTAAATTATATTGATAGTTATCTGAAGTTGTAAGTAGTTTCTTCTGTTCCAAAAAGATTAAAGCCATTCTGACCGCTTCAGCATCTTCATCAATAAGCAAAGATAATTCTTCAGCTAAATCTTCAGCAAGTCCTTCAAAAAATATCTTGCCTTCATCCGCTAAACTAACAAGCATGATTTTCAGATAGATGATAGTGATTTCTTCACCTCCGGGAAGTTTTCGCATCAATTTCATTTCTTTTGTTTTGAAAAAATCCTCTTTAAGTTGTAACCAATAATATCTTCTATTTGCTCTAGTTATTTTTATCATCTCCTTTCTATTTTTCTCGTTCTCTTTCTGCTATAATGTAAGCAGAAAGGAGGTAGTGTTATGAGTGATTATCAGTTAGAAGCTACTTTAGCCGTCCTTGGCAAAGAGTACGAAAGAGCCAAGAAAGACGGTAAAGAAAGCTTTAGCCTTCATGTATCATTCTTTGACGGTGTAGATACTAACTATCATCTTCAAGAGTTTGCAAAACTATATCCCGTAAGGATTGCCCGTTTGAAGCCTGACCAAATAACTTTTCTAATAGACTAACCTCATTCAATGGGAAAGGGTTGTTTTCTATCCTATCGTTAAAAGTTAATAACACTTCGCAATCTTTGTTTTCAAAGTGATTGATAAATTCCACTCTCTCTATTCCGTCGAGGAACATCCCATCGACGAATACGGCTGGGTGGTTTTTTCGTGCAGTCAATAACACATCATGTTCTGATGTTTTGATTGAAACAACATTTTTATCTTGCATATCTGCTCCTTTCTATTTTGTCGCATTTATGCGACTGTTTCGCTGAAAAAAATAGCCATTGCTTCATCTTTTGAAAGATTAAGCGCTGAAACAATCAAATTTACTTCTTTGATTGAAAAGTTGCCATTTTGTTTCATCTTGCGGTAAAACGTGCTTTTATCAATACCAATCTTGCTTGCAAGTTCTTCTTGCGTGGTGCTGCGTTCAACAATTTTACCTTTTAATTTTGAAACATCAACCATATATTCCCCTTTCTATTTTGTCGCACTTCTGCGACTTGTTGAATTAAGTATAACACCTTGAAAAGTAAATGTCAACAAAAAAATCGCATTTTTGAAACTTTTTTTATTGCATTTTTGAGACTAAAGGTGTAAAATTATTGTGTAATATATAGGAGGCAATTATCATGAACGTTGGAGAAAAAATAAAATTAAGACGGAAAGAATTAAGATTATCTGCTGACGATCTAGCCGATGCAGTCGGTGTTTCACGCTCTACTATATTTCGTTACGAAAAAGGCGATATCGAAAAGGTAGGCCCTGAAGTTTTAAAAAAGATTGCTGACAAGTTAAGAGTGTCGCCGGCTGACTTAATGGGTTGGAGTGGTGAAGAAGACGAAAAGGAAACGTCAAGCGATTATACTTCATCCGACTTGCGCAAAATGGCTGAAAATGCTAAAACATTCGACGGTAAGCCTTTGAATGAAGATGATATTGAAGCCATTCAAAACATAATAGAAATATATCTTAATAGAAAATGAGCATTGAAGACATTTGCCAAAAATACGGCATCAAGATAGAATACTTTGATAAGAATCTATGGAATCGTAACGGCATTTATATTGACGAAATCAAAGTCGTGTTTGTGAGCAAGGACTTAGCGCCTGAAAAGCAGAAACAAGTCATACTGCATGAGTTAGGGCATATCAACCATACTGAAAGAGAATACCAAAACGCGCTGATAAGGTGCGAGAATGAAGCCAATAGGAATATGATCCACCACTTGCTAGCCGATGCGCTTGACGGTTTGGAAAGTCCGGAAGATTTTAATTATCTAAAATTCATGGAATACTATAATTTGAAAACCACGACTGAAGAAATCATGGTAAAAGAAGAATATCAAGCCTTACTAAATTAGTTATTTAATTTACGGATTTAAAATCCGAAAAAACAAAAAGGAGAAACAACATGGGATTGTTTAAACAAAAAAATGCAAATGCTTTTGAGCCTCAAAAGACAAAAGCAGAAATTTACTTGGAAAAACGGGGCGTAACTGGATTGTCTGAAAAAAGTCATGGGCAAGTCATGAAAATTGCAAATGATATTGCCGGTAACGGTTGGGCAAAAGCCGGACTTGCTTTGTCGTTCGCTAAATTGGAAGAACAAGCTAAAGTCGGGTACTTGTCAGCACTAGTCGAGCAAAACTGGATTTTGATTGAACAAAATCAGCAAATTATCAACGAATTGAAAAAACTAAACGCAAAATAAAAAAATCCCACGCTCTGAAAGTTTGGCGACTGCGAGCGTGAGATTATCTAGTATAAAAAACAACCATTAAAAAGGGTGTTTTCTTATACTCTATTTTATCAAAAATAGGGGGTAAAAACAATGAAAAACACAAGTAAAGTTGCTATATATGCAAGGGTATCAACTTCTTATCAAGCTGAGGAAGGTTACTCGATAGACGAGCAAAAAGACAAGCTAGAAGCCTATTGCAAAATCAAAGACTGGAAGATATACGATTTTTACATTGACGGCGGTTTTTCCGGATCAAACACAAAACGCCCTGAACTTGAACGCTTGATAAACGATGCAAAAAGAAAAAGATTTGATATTGTGTTAGTTTACAAGTTAGATCGCTTGAGCCGTAGCCAAAAAGACACGCTTTTTCTAATTGAAGACGTATTTTTAAAAAATGACGTTGCTTTTATCAGCTTACAAGAAAATTTTGATACATCTACGCCTTTTGGTAAGGCTTCAATCGGTATGCTCTCAGTATTCGCCCAATTAGAGCGTGAGCAGATAAAGGAAAGAATGATTTTAGGCAAGGAAGGACGAGCGAAAAAAGGAAAAACGATGGCATGGACTACTATTCCTTATGGCTATGACTACTCAAAAGAAACTGGTATCTTATCCGTAAATCCAACTCAAGCGCTTATTGTCAAGCGTATATACGAGGAATACTTAAACGGAAAATCAGTAGTTAAAATCATTAGAGATTTAAACAAAGAAGGGCATATCGGACGAAAAAGACCTTGGGGCGAAACGATAACAAAGTATTTACTTAAAAACGAAACATATCTTGGCGTTGTGAAGTACCGAGGGCAAAAGTACGAGGGTCAGCATGAACCGATTATCTCTCAAGAATTATTTGACCTTGTGCAATTAGAACTCAAGAAAAGGCAAATAGATGCCTTGAATAAATACAACAATCCAAGACCATTTCGGGCAAAATATATGCTTTCCGGATTGCTGAAATGCGGGTATTGTGGAGCATCATTAAGAATACACGTTACACCAAAAGATAAAAACGGGCGTTCGTATCATAAATATCAATGCGCAAATCGTTTCAAGAAAGAAGTAAAATGTAAATCCGGCTGGTATTCTCGTGAAGAACTGGAGAATAACGTTTTGATGCAATTATCAAGAATTAAGTTAGAACCACAATATCGCAAAGAAACACTTGCTAAAAATGATGAAACAATGAAAGTTGAAGAAATAAAAGAGCAACTTAAAAAAATAAACAATAGACTTGATAAACTGACCGAATTATACTTAGATGAGATCATAACACGAAAAGAACTCAATGCCAAAAACGAAAAACTAAAAACCGAAAAAGCATTTTTGGAAGAACAATTAGAGAGTAAGAAAAAGAATACAATAAATTTACGACAACGAAAACTTGCTAGACTTTTAAAAGATTTTAAACCCGAAAAATTAAGTTATGAAGATGCTTCAAAAATTGTAAAATCAGTCATAAATGAAATTGTTGTCACGAAAGAAGAAATGATGATAACGCTAGACTTTTAAGGGTTTAGCGTTGTTTTTGTATTTTAGTCAAATTGATAAGAAT